ACTCGTTTGAAGCTGAGTCGGGTGCGCATGATGATCTGGTCATGTGCCTTGTTTTATTTGCTTGGTTATCGGATCAAGCATATTTTAAAGAAATAACAGACATTAATACACTGATTGAGCTTAAAGAGAAATCTGAGCAAGAGATGATGGACAATTTATTACCATTTGGCTTCCACGATGACGGATTGCCAGATGAAAATGTTATTGAGTATCCTACGCAAGAGCCATTTGATGTTAATGGGTATGTGACTGCTGGGAACTTTGACAATTACTAAACATTGAGTTTTTATAAATATCATCAGTTGAATAACTATAAAAACTCTATTTTTTAAGGAGAATAGCAATGCCTTTCCAAGTAAGTCCTGGAGTTAATGTAAGTGAGATTGATCTCACAACGGTAGTGCCTGCCGTAGCAACCACAGAGGGTGGTTTAGTAGGTGAGTTCCGTTGGGGTCCAGCTGGTACACGTGTATTAGTTGATTCTGAAGATCGTCTTGTAAACATTTTCCAAAAACCCAACAATAATACTGCTGAGGATTTCTTCACAGCAGCAAACTTTTTAGCATATGGCAATGCGCTGTATGTTGTTCGTGAGACCCCAACTGGTGCTCTAAACTCTGCTCAAGTATCTGGCGACGCTGCATTACATAAGCAAGGCGCTGATAGCACAACTTGGCCAACTGCAGCACCTACTAACGGTTCTTTTTTCTTCGGTAAGTATCCTGGAGCACTAGGTAACTCTCTTAAAGTCTCTGTCTGTCGCGATGCTACTGACTACAGCAACTCTACAGGTATTGATTATACTTATCAAATCTCTAGAAATAGCGATCAATTGAAAATTCTTGACGTTTCAGCGCTGACGGAAGTTACTAACCATTTATCTGTCGGTGACATCATTGAGCTTGGTCCTGAAAAGAGACGCCATAAAATTAAATCAATCGCTTCTCCATTATCCGATCTAGATGGCGATCAGGTAAACGATGAAGCTGTCCTGAATGATTGTTTGATCACTCTTACTTCCAAGTATAAGGGAGACGATGTAAACGTAACTGTCGCTACTCCTATCGTTCGTCACTGGGAGTTCTCTGATGTGTTCGATTCAGCTCCAGGAACTTCTGCTTATGCTGAAACGAACGGTTCTGTTAACGATGAGATCCACGTAGTTGTAGTTGATGCTGGTGGTGAATTTAGCGGTACAGCTGGTTCAATTCTAGAATCATATACTGGTCTTTCTCTTGCTTCTGATGCTAAAACTGAACAAGGCGCTGGAAACTTCTGGGCTAACGTGATTAATACTCAATCTCAGTATCTTGCTGCTTTTGATGGCGCTATCTTTACTAACGCTGGCAAAACAGTAGCTGAGTCTGTAACTTCTGCATTCGGTCAAGCTGGCGATACTACTGTTTCTCCATTATCACGTGGCGTTACACTTTCTGGCGGTTTAGATGCAACTGACGGCACAACCTTGTTGACTTCTGCGCAAAAGATCACTGGTTACGACCTTTTCTCTCAAGCAGAAGATGTTGACGTTTCTTTCCTATTGGGCGGTAACGCTGACCAAACTCTAGCATTAAAGTTGATTGATATCGCTGAATCTCGTAAAGATTGTCTTGCGGTTCTTTCTCCTCAGAAGGATGATGTTGTAAACGCTGGTATTAATGCGAGAGATAATGTTATCGCATTCCGAGACAGCCTATCTTCAACTTCATACGCAGTTATGGATTCTGGCTGGAAATATCTATACGACAAGTATAACGATGTGTATCGTTGGACTCCACTTAATGGCGATACTGCTGGTTTGATGGTTCAAACCGACTTGACTCGTGATCCATGGTATTCTCCTGCTGGTTACAACCGTGGCAACATGAAGAATGTTGTTAAGTTGGCTTATAATCCAGGAAAAGGCGATCGCGATCAACTGTACAAGAAAGGTGTTAACCCAGTAATCACTCAGCCTGGACAGGGTACTGTGTTGTTTGGTGACAAGACTCTATTGGCCAAGCCATCTGCGTTTGATCGTATCAACGTTCGTCGCTTGTTTATCGTTCTCGAAAAAGCTATCGCGACTGCTGCCAAGTTTACTCTGTTTGAATTCAACGATGAGTTTACTCGTAGCCAGTTCACTAATTTGGTTGTTCCTTTCCTACGAGACGTACAAGGTCGACGTGGTATTACAGACTTCCAAGTAGTATGTGACGGAACTAATAATACTGGCGAAGTTATTGACCGAAATGAGTTTATCGGCGATATCTATATCAAACCAGCTCGTTCTATCAACTTCATTCAGCTGAATTTCGTTGCGGTTCGTAGCGGTGTAGAATTCTCTGAAGTAGTTGGTCGAGTGTAATAAATATAACGTATAGAATCGGGAGATACGAAAATGGCGTTTAATGTAAATGAGTTTTCTGGAGCTTTGAAGGGCGGTGGTGCGAGAGCATCACTCTTCCAAGTCCAGATTACTAATCCAATCAATGGTGTCGCTGATGCGCAAGTACCATTTATGGTAAAAGCTGCACAGGTCCCAGCATCAACTCTTGGCACTATCGAAGTTCCTTACTTCGGTCGTCAAGTTAAAATTGCTGGCAACCGCACTTATGCTGAATGGGCACCTACGATTATCAATGATGAAGACATGGCTATTCGTAATGCCATGGAGCAGTGGTCGCATGCGATCAACTCTGCTCAAGGAAATGTAACTACAGCTGGAGGAACTGCTCCTAGTTTGTATAAGGCGAATGCTCAAGTTACTCAATACTCAAAAGACGGATCTATTCTCCGTGTTTACAACTTCGTTGGCTTATATCCTTCTGAAGTTGGTGCTATTGACTTGGCTTGGGACAGCGAAGCTATCCAGGAGTTCCCTGTAACTTTCAATTATGATTATTGGGAAGTTGTTGGCGGATCTACTGGCGACGCTGGCGGTATTTAATCCTAAAAAGTGATTCTGGGGTGTTCATATAAATAAGTATGACACCCCAAATATTATGAGGAAAAAACCATAATGGCTATAGAACTATTCGGCTTTCAAATAGGGC